GGGAACCGGTGAAATTGAAATCACCATACAGACCAACGGCCTGCGCCGCCGTGTGAAGGCCACCCGCATCAGCGGCTGCACGGTTTACTGGGAGGTGTGAGGTGAAAAAAAATCTCATTGCATGGGCGTGGTCGAGTGGTCTTATTGAGTTTGGTTACGTCCTGCCGGAAGGTGCATTGCCGATAGTTGCCGGAAAGCCTGCCACGGTACGGCATGTGATTGAGGTTATGGCGCGTCATGGACGCGATGAACAGGAACAGCTACTGGTTCCTGGGATACCGGAAGCGGTGACGGAGGAAGAAGCCTTTAATGCCATGATTCGGTTCTGCCGTGAGGTTAGACGCCGGGTCAGTTATCCAAACAGAACGAGGACCAGAGGATGAGTAAAGTCGTACGCATTATTTTCGAATACAAGGAAGATGTTATCTGCAAAAACTCTGATGGCAGCACGCACAGAGGGGTAAGTCTGGATATACGTTCAACCGGAATAAAGAAGAAAGATAATGGACCCGCCATGATTTTTGGGGTGGTTATGCTGGCAGAAAGCAGAAACTTCGCAGAGTTTGTGGCAATGAAAGCCAGTGCATTCATGAAAGACAGAGGCATGGCTTCCGGGGTTATTAACGGTAATGAATTTAATCAGCAGGGGTAATTCCATGAGCAAAGTACGCGTTATTTTTGAATTTGAGCATGTTTCGCATGACGAAAAACCGGCAGGCAATGACAGTGTTGAAGTGCATGAAAAGATTGGTGTGGATGTAAAAACAGAACGTGATACGGATAACAGGCCGACGTCACTCTGTGACGTTTATGCAAGTATTCTCCAGTATCACAGTCCTGCAATTATTCAGTTTCTCTCAGCGGAATTTCAGGCATCTGCACAGTCTTTTGGAGCGGATGCCATCATTAAACGCCACCGCGTGCATAAAGCATCAGGCACACTGCAATAAGGAAAAACAAAATGGCTAAACGCGTTACAAAATTAAAGGCCGCAGCCGAGGCGGCACCGCAGACCCGGGAAGAAGTCAGCCGTGATATCCGCACCCTGGGAGATATTCAGCGAGAGGCGCTGCGCCTGGAAACGGCGATGAATGACGAAGTGGCAGAAATCACCGCCCGTTATACGCCGCAGATTGAAAATCTTAAAAAGCAAATCAAAGTGCTTTTTAAAGGGATTCAGGACTGGTGCAAAACCAACCGTGATGAGCTGACGAACGGCGGCAAAACCAAAACAGCCAATCTGACCACCGGAACGGTGTCATGGCGGCTGGGAACGCCATCATGCAGCGTCAGCCGTGATGTGGAAGGTGTGATTGAAATGCTGCGCCGTATGGGGCTTGAGCGTTTCATCCGCACGAAAGAGGAAGTGAACAAGGAAGCCGTCCTGGCGGAGCCGGATGCTGTGAAAGGCATTGCCGGTATCAAGGTGAATAAAGGCGCTGAAAGTTTTTATGTCGAGCCTTTTGAACAGGACGCCGGACTGAATAAATAACACCGCATTAATCAATTAAATATCACTTCATTTTAATTATGGCGCTCGCGTCAGGGGACTGCTTGCGCCTGAAAACAGAAAATAAGGGTTAAGAAATATGAAATACGTTTATATCGTCATTAATAATGTGGTGGGGAAATAAATCATGATTGATGCAAAAGTGCTTGAAGGGGTTAAAAACTGGCTGCGTATTTATGGCCGCCTGACCTGCGGTGTACTGGCTGAAAAAATGAATATGCCGCCATCCTCCATGGTTTATTTTCTGCGTGATGCGGTTGATGCAGGCGTGCTGACGGAATGTAACGGTTTTTATGATATTCCGCGCCCCCGCCCGGTGCAGCCGGTTCGTCGCAAATGCAGCCAGGAATCTGCGGCTGATGATGTTCAGTGGTGCGGCTTCAGAAAATCCCTGCCATGGATTGAGGGGCATGATATTCCGTCGATGGCGTGGGAATTTGCTCAGGGCGTTCTGACCTGTGAAACCGTTTATGTGGTGGCTGAAGTTGATGAGCAGGCCATGAAAGAAGGCGTGCCCCAGTTTGTGATGGCGTATATCGACATACGCCTGGGCGTCATTATCTGCGGTTTAAGCGGCTGGAATATCACTGAACATGTTCTGCGCTACCTGATTGTTGACCGGACAGCAGCGCCTGCCGGGATATCTGCGGAGGTGGCGTAATGTTCTTTAAAACATCAAACCCTTCCGCGCTGGCTGCGTGGCAAAAATACCAGCAGGACTGCCAGAAAGTTAAGGATGAGGCAAAACGCCTTGAGGCCGTGCTGAATGTTGCGTGCCGGTCGGTATTTGTATCCGGTATCAGTGGATTTTGCTTTAAGGGACTGCGTTTTACGGAGGACAAATATCCTTTTCATCGCGACTTATGGCGAAAACCGACTGCGTCGAATGGCTGGAGCTGCACACCGCGCACATCACGTATCCCTAAAACCCTGCGTGTTGCCTCTGATGAACTGAACAGTCTGTGGCGTGAATATTCACCCGTCACGTATGCCAGAACCGATGCGCTGTTGTTCTGGCTGGGTATTGATTTCTCGGCAATCCTGTTTGGCCCTGTGAAGTGGTTCTGCGTTGACGATGTGATTTACCTTCAGTGCGGCGTAAAACCCGCAAAACAGAAAATGACCGAAATACTGTCTGATGAGTTTTATGCTGCTGAAAAGCGAGTCAGGGGGTGATGCATGATGAAATTACAACCCATGGGGCGAAAAGGTCGTACACCCGCTCATGTCCGCGCGTGGACACCTGAAGAAGATGCGCTACTGATTGCGCTTTATTCATCCACCCCGGTTAAGGATATTGCTGCCAGAATAAAAAGAACTGTCTGGGCTGTATATAACCGGACTGGTGTATTGCGCAGTTCATACCCGGAGTTACTGAAATATAAACACCCAAGATTTACACCTGATGAAGATAAGTTTATTCGAAAAAATGCCAGAACAATGACCTGCCAGCAAATGGGAGAATATCTCGGACGTAATAAAGATTCTGTCAGATGTCGGGCAGGAATGATTGGTGCTGGATTAACAAAGTGCGGAGAGTTACGCCCCGGCACGCGCATATCTGATGATGATGTACGTCTTATACGTGCGCTGCGTGATTCCGATTACCCACGCCGTCTGTCATTCCGGGAAATTGGCGAAAAGTTTGGAATATCTGAACATTCTGCTCACGCAGTTTATTACCGTCGCCGGACTGCCGAGGACGCTGTATTACGGGAGTTAACGCCATGATAACGACCTTATTTGTTGAATCAGATGAACCTCTTGTGTGTGCCGCCGGAATGCCGCTCTGTGGCGGAACGCTGACCGGCGTTTATTTCGGGGATTTGCGCGGTTATCCCTGGCATTCACTGGATGACGCATTTCCGCCTGATATGGAGGCTGTCGTGCTGATTGTTCAGTATGGTGACCAACAGGAACTGCGCATCGGCCATATGGGGTATGAAGGCTTTTTTATTGATGAAGAAACCGGAGCCTGCCTTGAAGATGAGGACGGACAGGTGACGCACTGGTGCCATCTTTCGGCCTTGCCGGAATTACAGGGGATACATAATGGATGAGCAAATTGTTGAATGTCCCACCTGTGGAAATGAGGACCCGGAGTATCTGAAAGAGTGCCCACATTGTGGTGAGATAAAATGTAACCACTGCGATATGGGCGACGACACTGCATGTATAAATTGTGAGGATGAATAATATGGAAAAAGAAATCAAATTTGCGCCTAAATCTATCGACGAAGAACTGGCTAAAATCGGCATGCTTGAACGTATGCGGGACATTATCGAATATGCGATAAAAGAAAATCTTGCAGCCAGAGAAGCCCTTTTGATAATGGAGCGGGAGATTAACCTGATTAAGGATGCTGTATCTCTGGATAATAAAATAGCCCGCGAGGAATACGTTCGCCGCAGGCTCGGTGTTGATGGTTCAGCAATTCTTACATCTGAACATTATGCAAAAATTTTTAATCTTTTTCAGCGGTAATCCCCATACAGGCCCGGAGATTGTCGAAATGCCAGTCGGTATTAATATATGAGCCATCCTGGATATCTTCTGCATTTTCCGGGGTAGAGTTTTTTTGAGCGAGATTGATAATATGTATTGCCTCCTCACGGGAAATCAGCCCCTTATCGAACAGGGTTAATGCCTTATCAGCCTTTACCGCTGGCACAGTTAATCACGCAGACACAGCAGGATATCAGCCAGCGCCTGCCCGGCTCGCAGCCGGGTGTGAATGAAACCACCCTGAATGCCATTGCTTACGCTCAGGCAGGGTTATCTGCTCAGGAGCATGAGCATCTGGCCTGGATTGCGCGTCAGATCATCCCGACCGAAGCCGATGAAGCCGAACTGCTGAAACACTGTGCATTCTGGGGCGTCATGCGTAAGCCTGCCTCTCGGGGGGACGGGCCGGTTCAGCTGATGCTGACCACGGATGCGGGGATCAAGGAAGGTGTGCTTCTCCAGCGAAGTGATGGCGTGGTTTACCGTATCACCACCTCCCTGACCGGTAAGGCCGGTACGCTGAATGTCAGTGTGGAAGCCGAA